GGCGACCAATCAGACCCTCTGTGCCATGCCGTAACTCGATCGCCACATAAGCCATGCGGATCTTGCCTCGATTCGGCCCCGATTTCGCCCGAAACACCCCTTCACGGGGGCATTTCCGCGGCATCGATGCTGGTGGCGATGGACGGGGCAGGGTAGGGGCCAGACCTTGTGCTGGCGTTGGCGATACAATAGATTGTCGGTACAATGAATAGCAGGTATAGAGGGGCACCGTCTCGGTTGGGCGAGGGCATCAAGCAGCGCCGCGAGGAGCTCGGCATTACCCAACAGGAGCTAGCCCGTCGGGCGGACCGAAGTCAGCAGTACATCTCCGATCTCGAGTCTGGGACGCATGACGCACGGCTTTCGACGGTGATGCGGCTGGCCGACGCGCTGGAGGTGACTATCACTCAACTGGTACGGGTTTAGGGTGGCGAACACGACACGACGTGCGGCACACCGCAAGGTCGCAAGGGCGATTGAAAGAGGGGATATGACGAGGCCAGATAGCTGCTCAGGGTGTGGCTCATCGGAGCACGACATAGAGGGACACCACAAAGACTATGACCGCCCCCTGGACGTTGAGTGGCTCTGCCGGCCGTGCCACCAGGACCGCCACAACCTACTGCGCCAGCGCTCTGCGGAGCGCCGCCAGCTCAAGAAGTTGGTCTATTACCGGAAATGGAAACGGAGAACCGACCATCCAACGTGCGGTGATTCGGGCGGGTGGGCGAAGACGCAGAGAAGGCCCTGTAAACTAGAGGTGGAAGAAATCGGCGAAAGGTGCGACCATCACCAGCGTACCCGGTGGGAGGGAAAGCTTGTCCGGGTTTCCTAGCTGGCGAGACTGCGAGCAGTGTCAAGCCCGGTGGACCAGCTACGAGCGGATCGAGGAGCGGACGGTGCGGGAGAGGGAGGGAGCGAACGATGAGTGAACGACCGAAGATCAAAGCGGACATACGTGGCAAGCTTGTCTACGACCCCCGTGATGGAGAGTATAAAGTGAGCAACAACCCCGCCCTGATCATTCTAGATATTCTTCGTCATGAGCCCGAGCGTCTAGGATTCGATGGGAAGGTGCCCATAGATGATGAAGCGTTCGCGCGGGCGGCGGATTTCCTTGACGGGCGGGTCGGCGGAGAAGAGCCTGGGGCTGACGCTGATGAGTGAACGGATGATCATCCGGGAGCTGCGCCATTTTGTTGAACTGATGATAGATATGGGTGCAAGGGTTACGGGGGTTCTGGGAAAGCTGGCAGCGGTCCTGTTTTTGGTGGTGTTTCTCGGTCCAATCATGTGGCCGGTTTACGCTCTGACACTGGGTATGGGCTGGACATTCCTGCTGGTATGGTTTGGCCTGTGCTCATGGTTGATTTTCTCCGTTGTGGACACAGAGAAACTCACCGATGAGTGAACGACCGAAAGACGAACGCCCCAAGGGTCGAGAGCTGGACGCGGCGATCGCGAGGGAAGTGTTCGGCCTCGACGTGCGTCGGGACGAGGACCACCGACACAGGTACCGGATTGTCGGCGTGAGCCCGTTCGCATACCAATTCCGCCTGACTGACGACGACAGGGGCGGCGACCCGAACGCAGTGCCCTATTTCCACACGAACATCGCCGCCGCGTGGAAGATCCTCGAAAAGGGAGGGCATCGATACGGCGTTCCGATCCTCTTCCGGCTCCAACTTCTCAACGACGGCCCGCACTGCAGGATGGGCTGGAAGAATGACAACGGAGAGGTTTTTCAGGCGTATGGAAGCACCTTCCCCGAAGTGATCTCTCGCGCGGCCTTGACGGCGGTGCGAGCAACCCCAAACCCGGCGACGGCTGACGTGTAAAAGCGGGAGAGGCACCATCGGTACCCGGCCCTAAAATTGACCTTCATGCGCCGACCCGGGTAGATTGACGGGAGACAGCCCAAACTCCGCCAGACGGGGCGGAAGTCGCACCGAGAGGTGTGGCCTCCGCCCCGCTTCTCTGTATGGGAGCCAAGCGTGAAGCTGGTCTACCCCAGATGTCCCGCGTGCGGCGAGGTGGCCTATCACCGGCCGGTCGTCGTCGAGCGTGGCGCCTGCCGGACGCTTGTCCAGCACACGCATCCCGACTGCCAGGTCCACCGCTACATCGCACGGGTCGATCGTCAGGGACGACAGGACAACGAGGCGCTCGCTGACGGCGTCGAGTTCGAGGAGGTGGCGTTATGAGTGAACACGTCTCTGGTGACTCGGATGGCTGACCGACAGCCTCGCCCGACCTTCATTGGCGGCACAGGTAAGTGCGGAACATCGGTGGCCAAGCGATGTCTATGGCGACACCCGGAAGTATCCAGCCAGGCCGACGAGCTCCACTGGCTGTGGACGTTCCAGACCGATCGACCGGGCTTTGACGACCGCTACTTTGCGATCGACAGGGTGAACGAGGTGATTTTCAACGCCGGCGGGAGGATCTATGTAGACGACAGTCCGGAATCGATTTTTGGTGCACATCTGCTCGATGCACAGTTCGGTGTTCCACGACTCATACACATGATCCGTCACCCACTCGATGTCCTGGACGCCCTCCAATCGGAACGAAGCCCGGGTACCTATTGGGGGACGAACGTGAAACAAAACGCGAGACGCATACGGTGGGTGCACGAAAACGCACCACAACGATCGCTAACCGTACGACTCGAAGACCTGGTGAAAGGTCCCGCAGATCAGCTCACGCGGATCTGTGACCATGTCGACATTGACTACCATGAAGACATGAAGGCGCCCATCGATCCGACCCGGCCAAAGGTTGGTCGACGGCAGAATCTGGATGCTCGCGAGCTGGAGACTGTAATGCCGCTACTGCGACCCGTCATGGACCGCTACGGCTACCGGGCGTGAACCGATGTCACCTAGTGTACCTGGAACCGCGTGCCGCTCGCCCGGCTGCCCTGCCATCACTCCACCGGGGTCTTTCTGTGAACTCCATGAGGAACATGATGGGAAGCGGAAGCGAGCCAACGACCGTCGCCCTTCAGCAGCCGAGCGTGGCTACGACCGGAAGTGGCGGCGGGTCAGGCGTCAGTATCTTCGACGAATGCCTCTCTGCGAGAGATGTGAGGGCAAAGGTGTCGTCGAGGTGGCTAGCGAGGTGGATCACATTCAGCCGCTATCGCGTGGTGGGGACCGACTCGACTTCGATAATCTCCAGTCACTCTGTGGCCCGTGTCACCGCAGGAAGACCGCCGGTGAGCGTCAGACATAGTCGGCGCGGTGGGGCGGTCGACCCGTCGAGCCAGCGCGGCCCGGGTGTGCAAAAAATGCAGGGGGAGGGGGGTCAATCGCTGGAGCTTTCGCCCCGTTTACCGGCGCCGCAGTGATCTTTTGTACAGAGGAAGGATGGTTGTGAAATGACCCAGGCGGCAGCAGAGATGTCCCGGCGAGGCCTTTCGGTCGTCAACACTGCCGATCTCGACCTGTGCGGTGCCGAGACGTCGGACGGGAGTCCGTGCAAGAACCCAGCGGGCGAAGACGGACGTTGCTGGTTGTCGGCCCATCAAGACGCGCGAGTTGCTGGGCCCGAGCCGCCCGACAATCTCGGGAAGATCGCACGATACGAGTGGAATCGTCATGTAGAGGCGATGGTTCAGGTCGGGGTGCTCGAGTATGTAAGAGACCGCGGTGGCCTGTTTTTGCTCGAGCACATAGCGAAGTTTTATGAGGCTGAGGAGATCTGCTACCAAGACGTAAAGAAAGTGGGCTCGCGGGTGCAGGGTCGACGTGGGGAGGACAAGACGAACCCGTCAGCGTCAAAGCTCAAGAGCTTTGGTACAGACTACAGGGTCTCTGTGGGCGAACTTCGTAAGTTGGTCTCTGAAGCGTTGAAGCTGGAAGGCCAGGCCGACTCGGAGGACGAGGACGACCCGTGGTCTGGGGCGTGGACGTAGATGGGTGGGCTTCTCGCAGATCCGGTTGAGGGTCCCCGCGATCAGCCTTTGTCGGCACCGGCTGACTGGAATGATGCCCCCGATACCGACGCAGCCAAGCGAGCCCTCAAGTTCATCCAGGCATGTCCTCACACGAAGGGCGAATGGGCGGAACGCGGCCAGACACTTGGTGACAGCTGGCTGCCGTGGCAGGAGAAGGTGACGCGACACCTGTTCGGAAACGTGGAGGGTGGGCGTCGCAAGTACAGGACAGCATACATAGAGATGCCGAAGAAGTCTGGGAAATCTTCGTGGGCGGCTGCTGTCATGTTGTATCTTCTGGGGCCGGATTCGCCGCCGGGAGCCGAGCTGTATTCGGCGGCCTACAAACACAAGCAGGCGATGGTCGTATGGCGGATTGCTGTCGAGATGATCAAGAGTGCCGACTGGCTTGCGCGTCACCTTGAGATCACCGACTACCAGGGCAACTGGTCGATCAAGAACCCAGAAACGTCTGCCTCCTATGAGCCCGTGACTCGCAAGGCGGCGGGACACCACGGGTGGAACCCGTATGCGGTCGCCTTCGACGAACTCCACCAGCAGCCCGACAGGGAACTGTGGGATACGATCGAAGACTCGATGGGCGCATGGCGGGAGCCCGTGATGCTCGCGATCACGAATTCGGGCTACGACCGTGAGTCGATCTGTTATCAGCAGCGCGAGTATGCGATTGGCCTAAACGACGGTGAGTTCGATGATCCATCGTTCTTGGGGGTCGTCTATGGAACCGAGGGCGAACTCGACGGGATCGGCGATCAGAGCGACTGGATGCGAGCTAACCCCGGCGTACCTATCACGGTCGGCATGGACAAGCTGACCAGCATGGCAGAGCGGGCTCGTCGTCAACCATCAAAATTGAATGCGTTCAGGCAGTGGCAACTAGGCATCTGGACGCGGTCGGTCAATCAGTGGATCGATCCTGAGGTGTGGGACGGTTGCCGGGAAGACTTCGATCTAAGCGAGCTGGCGGGAGGGCCGTCATATGGCGGACTGGACATCGGGAGTGTCTCTGATCTGACGGCGTGGGTGATGTTGTTTCCAGACCACTCCGACGCAGAACTGGTGCGGGCTATCTGCCGGGTTTGGTGTCCGGAGTCACACCTGGACCACTCGGAAAACCGGCACGCAGACCGATACCGGCAGTGGGCGAGTGAGGGGTGGCTAGAAGTGACGACGGGCAACGCGGTCGACTACTGGTCGGTTCGAGAACAAGTGGCCCGAGATGCAGTGAAATTTGGGCTCGTCGACATGGGGGTCGACACGCAGTTCCAGGGCCATCAGCTGATGGTCGAATTGGCGGAAGATCACGACATCGAGGTGGCCGCGATGCGGACCACCTATTCCCAGATGACGTCGCCCTGCGACGAGTTCGAACGACGCATTCTGCTCGACCCCGAAAGGGGTGGGCCGAAGATCCGTCACCGCGGCAATCCGGTACTCACGTGGGCGGTGCGCAACGTCGCACTCAAGCAGCCCGACCCCGACCGCAAGAGACCGGTCAAGGACACACCGGACGCCAAGATCGACCCGGTAGTGGCGATGTTGATGGGCCTTGATCGTGCGATGAGACACGAGGGTTCGACCCAAAGCATCTATGAAGGGCATGGCATCCGGACGGTGGGGGTCTGAATGGGCTTCTTGGGGCCGATCAGGCGACAGGTGAACCGAGGCTGGACGTGGCTGCGCGGTGCCGTTCCGGGTCTCGTTCGAGACTTCCATGTTTACGGCGGCCTGTTTCTGTTCGCATATGGGGTGTCTGAGTGGTGGACCCCCGGGGGATATATAGCGGTTGGTCTGACGCTCGGGTTGATTGGGGCCTTCGGCCTGCCGCGGCTAGAGGATAAGTGATGCTGACGAGAGTCATGGAGCGCAGGTCGCTGACAGACCCGTCCGATGCGGTCGTCAACGCTTTTACAGGCAGCCGGAGGCGGACCTCTTCTAGTGTGCCCGTTTCGACCAACAACGCCCTGGAATGGACAGCGCTCTCGGCGGGTGTGCGCCGGATCTCGTCGATCGCCGCCATGCTCCCGCTGCCCGTGTTTGAGCGTCAAGATGACGGCGGCAAAGAGCCGAAGCGATCGCATCCGGTGTTCAATGCCATCAACCGGGCCGCCAATCCGGAGATGACCGCACTCGAATACCGCGAGATGCTGATTGCGCACATCATCTTGTTCGGGGTCAGCTATACGGAGATCGTGACGGACCGGAGAGGTCGGGTTCGAGAGTTGTGGCCGATCAATCCAGATCGCGTTCGCATCAAACGGGACGTGGGTGACGACCTGGTGTTCAAGGTGCGCTTGCCGCGCCGCTTCAACCGAAACGGTCGGGCGTTGGAAGTCGATTTTACCTCCGACCAGATGTTGAGAATCCCCGGCTTTGCCACGGGCGGCCTGATCGGCGAGTCGCTAGTCGACCTTCACAAGGAGACGATCGGTCTTGGCCTCGCAACGGAGAGGTTCGCCGCCAAGTTTTTCGGCCAGGGAGCGGCCCCGTCGGGTGTGTTGGAGACGGACAAGAGTCTTTCCGACAAAGCGTATGAGCGGCTTCGAGAGGACGCCGACACGATTTACAGCGGCCTGGACCAGCAACATCGATTGGCGTTGCTCGAGGAGGGGCTCAAGTGGAAGCAGATCACTACAGACCCCGAGCGAAGCCAGCTCGTCGAAGCTCGCCGTCTGGACGACCGAAAGGCCGCCCAGATCCTGAACATCCAGCCGCATCTGATCGGGGATATGAGCGATGCGACGTTCTCGAACATCGAGATGCAGTCGCTCGAATTTGTCATGTACACAATGCTACCCTGGCTCCGTCGGATCGAGTCGCGCATCACGATGCAGCTGTTTGGCGAAGGTGAAGAAAACCTTTTCGCCGAACACGTTGTCGAGGGCCTTTTGCGGGGTGACAGCCAGGCGCGGGCCGAGTTCTATCAGGCGCGGATGCAGACGGGCTCGATCACGCCCAACGAGATCCGAGCGCTCGAAAACGACAACCCGGTTCCCGGCGGTGACATGCCGTTCATTCCGCTCAACATGATCCCGCTCCAGCAGGCGAAGGGGTTGAGCATCGATCAGCGGGCCCGACTGCTCGCCGCCGAAGCGGAGCCGGTGGAAATGGAGCGGCGGCAGACCATTCCCGGAAGTCCGGGCGAGGCGAGTCTCGTGGCCGCACGTAAGCGGTTGATTCGCGCTTTTTCGCCGATGTTACAAGACAAGGCGGAGCAGCTGATACGGGGTGAAGTCCGCAACGTCAGCGAGTTGCTGAAACAGGTGCCTGCCGACAACCTGGAGCGGCTGCTCAACGAGCTGGAGCGGTTCTACCGCAACGACCACCCGGCGTTTGTCCGGTCGGTGATGCGTCCGGTATTCCGCAGTCTTACGCAGGCCGTGGCTTCTGAATCTGCGGATCGGGTCGACACGTCGATCGACGAAGAGCGAGTACAGTCGTTCGCCGACGAATACACCGACAAGTTTGCGGTGCGAGAGTCGGCCTCTTCTCGTCGACAGCTCCAGGACGTGGCTCGCAAGTCGCGCAACGAAGATCGGACAGCCCCCGAGGCGATCGAGCAGAGACTGGAAGAGTGGGAGGGCCGAGGAGAGAGCGACATCGTTCCGAGACCCGCCAAAGTGGCGACCGAAGAGGTCCATCGCCTGTCCAACGCTTCTGCACGTTTCGCGTTCGCAGCGGGTGGCGTGACGGCTCTGATCTGGCGAAACGTCGGCACAGAAAACTGCCCGCTGTGTCAGAGCTTGGAGGGCAAGGTCGTGGACATCCAGGGCACGTTCCTGGGAGAAGGTGACGAGATCAATATAGAGGGAGACGAGCCGTCGACGTTGAAGACGCGAACCGACATTGGACACCCGCCCCTACATCAGGGGTGCGACTGCATGATTCTACCGGCCAGGTGAGCGAAATGAGCACAGACATCACAGACAGCGACGAGATCCGGATTACCGATGGTGTGCGAGAGCGACGAGCCCTGTCGCCCGAGGACGCCGAGATCCGCGTGAGAGAAGCCGATGACGGCACACCACGCCTGACGGGATATGCCGCCGTGTTCGAGTCGAGGAGCGTGCCCCTCCCGGGCTTCGGCGGCGAGTTCGTCGAAGAGATTCAGCCCGGCGCCTTCGATCGTGTGATGGAAGACCCGGCCAGAGATGTGGTGGCCAGTCGAAACCACGATCCAGACAATCTGCTGGGGCGTGAGTCGAACGGAACGCTCAAGTTGGAGGTCGACGCCCGGGGGTTGCGTTATGACGTCGCCCTCCCAGACACGTCGGTCGGGCGCGACACAGAGCAGCTAGTCAAGCGTGGTGACATCCACGGTAGTTCGTTCATCTTCACCGTCGACGAGGACGACCAGGAGGTGGTCCGCGAGGAGGGCCGAACGGTGCGGCGGATCCACATGTTCCGGTCAATCCACGATGTCGGGCCCGTCACCAGTCCGGCATACCAGCAGACGGTTGTTTCGGCACGCTCCGTGAAGGCGGCTAGAGACCTGGATGCCGCGAAGCAGCGTGGGTCACAGGCGGGAGACGACGAGGTAGTGCGTGTGGATGGGAAGAACAGAATGCGTACAACTCAAGATACCGATTGCATCCACTGTGGCGAGCGGCTGGCCAAAGAGTCTCGCGGTGAAGCGTTCGGGAACAGGTTGAACGAGTTGATGGATGAGATCGTGGCCGATAATGATGACTTGACGAAAGAAGACCTGGCTACAGAGATGGGAGCGGCCGCAGTTTGCGAGGGCGACAGCGGAATCAGCGCGTCTACGGTCAGTGCGATTGTCGTCGAGCAGTCGATCAACTGCCCGCCTCGGTGCCGTGTCGAGGGGCTGGTGGCTGTTCTGCGTGAACACGGGGCGGACATCACGGTTGATGAGGCCATCGGGTTGTTAGAGCAAGATGGTTGCGATGTCGAGGAGGATCTCGGTCCCGAAAACGCCCGAGCTATCAGCCGCCGACTTCGGCGGCGAGTGGTTATGCGTGACAGGGGGATTGCCTCGTCGCGATAGTTGTTCTCTTGTTCTGATTGGAACCGGGTGATAGATTTCCGGTAGACAATGATGAGGCGGTGCGGCGACGGGCTGCGTTGACCGGGGTTCGATTCCCACGCCTCATATACAGACTGCGGGTCACACGGACCGAGCCCAACGGGGCGAGGCCGGGCGAGCGGAAGGCCGCGACGACCCTGGCGCCGTAGGACCGAGCAGGCCAGAAGAGCAGCACCGCCGCGCCGAACAGGCGTTCGAGGGAAGGCCCGAGAGCGGATCGCATCCACTACACACGGGTGCGTCCGCCTCGGGCCTTTTTTCGTGGCCCCGGTGGACGCAGAAACACAGGGAGGCAGCAAATGATCAGAGCAACGGAACTGAGGGAGCGAGCTTCCGAGCTAAACGCCGAGAACGAGGCGCTCGTCGACGAGGTCGAGGAGCGCATCGAACAGGACGGCGACGGCTGGACGGAAGAGGAGATCGAACAATTCGAAGGCCGCGACCAGCAGGTCGAGGACCTTCTGGAGCGGGCCGAGCGCGCCGAGTCGGCCACAGAGAGGTCCGATCAGCTGGACGAGGTCGGCGAGCCGCGTTCGAGGCGACCCGACCCCGATGAGGGGACCGGCGAGACCAGGCTGGAAGGCAGGCGGAGCGCATATCCGCGCAAGTTCACGGGTGAGACGCCCGAGATTTTCAACCGCCAGCTGGAGCCCGGTGACCGTGAGCTCGCCCGGCGTGTGGTCGGGTGGCATCGCGCGATCGTGCACGGTGACTATGCCGAGGCTCGGGCCCTGTCCGAGGGCACCGACTCCGAGGGTGGCTTTCTGGTCCACGAGGACTTCGAGGACGAGATCGTCCGCCTCGTCGGTCAGCTGACGCCTCTGGCGAACCGCGAGTTCATGAGGGTCATCCCCATGACGCGCGACGTGGCACAGGTGCCGGTCGAGAACACGCGGCCGACGGTCGAGCGTATCGCCGAGAACACTTCGGGTGACACGGGCACCGATCCGGCGTTCAGCAACGTGTCGCTTGCGGCTCAGCTGTTCGGCAGGGTCCTTCCGATGTCCGAGCAGCTGCTCGCCGACGCCGACGTCGAGGTCTTGGAATATCTGCGAGATGTCTACGCCGAAGTCCTGGCGGAGAAGCGCAACGAGCTCGTCTTGACCGGATCGGGCACGAACGAGCCGGAGGGAGTGCGCAACGCCAGCGGCCTGACCTCCACGGCGGCCGATCTCACCGACGGCGGCACGATCCACGACACCGTGGTCGACCAGTACAACCAGCTGCCGCCGAGGGCTGTCCAGGATGCGATCTGGCTGGCCTCGCAGCAGACCTGGAAGGTGCTGGCCCAGACGAAGGATGCCGACAACAACCCCGTCGTACAGCGTCTCGGCGACGGACCGTTCGACGAGATGCTGGGCCGCCCGCTCTTCGTCACGGAAGCTCTGCCCGAAAACCTGGGTACCGGGACCGACGAGAGCGTGCTCATTCTCGGTAATTTCCGGCGCGGATACGTGTTTGGCGACCGCCGACAGATGCAGTTCGCCGAGAACAGGGGCGGCAAGTTCTTCGAGAACTTCCAGGTCGCGATCCGTGTCAGCGAGCGATACGACGGCAAGGTGGCGCAGATCGAAAACTTCGCAGAGACCACCGGCTGGAAGTAATCGCATGAGGTGACGGGGTCGGGCTTTTCGCGGAGTCCGGCCCCGTTCCACGCGCCAGGAAGGAGTGCCGATGCCCACCATCGAGTATACACACCGCCGGATCGATACCGACGGAACCGAACATTCACCCGGCTCGACGGCTGAGGTTTCCGCTCGCGAGGCCGAGACCGCCGAGTCCTATGGCTACGGCTTTCGGGTGTCGCCCGAGTCGGAGACGGTGGACGACGAGAAGACACCAGGAGAGGTAGACGCGACGGCAGCTGCCGTCGACCTGGCAGACGAGCATGGACTCGACCTGTCGCAGATCGATGGCTCGGGCAAGGCGGGTCGAATCCTCAAGGCCGATGTCGAGGTGGAGCTTTCCGAATGACCCCTGGCCGAATCCGCCTTCGATGTGTCGTCTGTGGTGTGGTGGTCAAAGACCATGAGTTGCCCGGACATGTCGACGACTCCGGACATGTAGAGTTCCGCGTGGTTGGCTCCACCGGCGTAGAATCGGCGGCGTTCCGAACGAGAGCCCCGTCAGGGCGGTGGACGTGAGTCGCAACCTTGTTGGGCGGCGTGAGTTGCTCGTCGGGCCTACAGAGGAGCCGATCACACTCCAGGACGTCAAAGACCACACGCGCGTCGACATCAATGCCGATGATGGACTACTCAGCGGCCTAGTCGTCGCGGCCCGAGAACAATTGGAAGAAGAGACCAACCGGGCATTCGTGACACAGACGTGGAAACTTTTTCTCGACGAGTTTCCGCCCGATCCGAAACCGATTGTTTTGCCCAAACCGCCGCTGCGTGCAGTCGACAGCGTTCAGTTCACCGACGACGACGGTACGACGCAGACACTTCCTTCGACCGACTTCATCGTAGATACAGCGTCAGAACCCGGCCGAATCGTGGTCAAACGAAACAAGAATTGGCCGACCGAGACGTTACAGGCAGCCAACGGAGTAGAAATCGAGTTCGAGGCGGGATATGGAGGGGTGAACGATGTCCCCCAGAGGGTCAAACAGGCCCTCATGTTGCTGGTGGCCCACTGGTACGAGCACCGCGAGGCGGTCACCACCGGTGAGGTGCCCCGCGTCGTACAGCGTGCACTCGGCGACCTTGTCGCCACCGAACGTGTGAGGATGTTGGCTTGAGTGAGCGAGTTTGGGTGGTGGTCGAAGAGCGATTCCGGTCGTCGAGGGGGTGGCTGGACCCGGACCGCGAATACCTTCTTCCGGAAGCGGAGGCCCGAAAGGCCGTGCGCGAGGGTCAAGCCACGTGGGGCGAAGAGCCTCCAGTTGACGACGACCCTTTGCCGGGGGGTTTGAGTGTCGATCCGGGCGGGTGAACTGAGACACCGGATCACGATCGAGCAGAATTCCCCGACGCAGAACAACTTCGGTGAGGAGGTCCCGTCTTGGTCGGAGTTCGCTACCCGTTGGGCGGCGGTGCGAGCCACTGGAGGACGCGAGACGTTTGCGGACGACCAGAAGTTCGCAGAGGCAACTCACGAGTTTGAGTTGAGACACATCTCGGGAGTTGACCCAAAGATGCGAATCAAGTGGGAAGAGCGCGTATTTGACATTGAATCGGTCCTCGACCTCGACGGTCGAAAGCGACGAACCGTGATCATAGCCGTGGAGGATACCGACTGATGGCGAGACTCGAGATCGAAGGCGAGAGGGGTGACCTGCAAGTAAAGCTCGACGGTCGGCCGGTGCCCGACCTTAGGGGGCTGGGATTCGAGGCGGTGATGGGCTGTCGCCATACGGTGAGGTTCGAGATTGCGGTCGACGAAGTCTCAATTGATACCGAAGCGTTCGCGTGGATCAAAGCGAAGATGGCCGAGCAAGCGAGGGGTTCGTGACCGATGGTGGCAATCGGCGAGGCAATCCACGAGCGGCTCGCGTCTCATGCCGGGGTGAGTGCAAAGGTCGGGTCTCGCGTGTTCCCCAAGCGGCCTCCGCAGGCGCCGTCGTCGCCGTTCGTCGTCTACGAGCTGGTGAGCGCGCCGCGAGAGTCGGCAATGGGCCGCGACACGGACTCACGTCCCGTTTTCCAGATCACCGCATGGGCTTCGAGCCACGCCGAAGCGGTTGCGACAGCCACGGAAGTAAAGAACGCGCTTTCGCGGTTTCACGGAACAGTGACAGTCGACGGTAGTGATTTCGAAATCAAAAGCGGATTCGTGCAGGCCGAGATCGATCGGTTCGACGATGATGTCGAGCTAGAGGGTCGCCAGGTAGACATCGAGATAACACACGGAGTCTGATGTGGCCACACAGGTACTGACCGACGCGAAGTTCTATCTCGATCGGTACGATGTCTCGGGCGACATGAATGCCATTGCATTCACGTACGAATCTGAACTTGAGGATGGAACGACGTTCGGAGATGACACACGAGTGAACAAGGCCGGACTCAGTGTGATACGTGTCGAACACGAAGGCCTTTGGCAGGGGGGCGACGGCGGTATCGATGACGTCCTGTTTGGGCGGATTGGTGCCGCAAACAGCCCGCTTACTGTCGCTGTTCCGACAGGAGCGAGAGGGGATACCGCTTACTTCTTCCGGGCTTCCCAGGCCGAATACAACCCCGAGGGTGAAGTCGGCGGCATGTTTGAGTTTTCGGTCTCAGCTCAGGGGGGTGACGGAGCTCCGTTGGTCGGCGGCGTGGTCGAACACGCGGACGGGGAAGAGACGTCTGACGACAGTACGGCTGGCACGCAGCTCGGATCGGTGGGGGCGGACCAGGAAATATTCGCGGCACTCCATGTTCTGGCAAACGGCGGCGACGGGTCACAGACGCTGGATGTGGAAATCGAGAGTGACGACGACAGCGGTTTTCCTTCTCCGGTCAGTCAGATCTCTCATTCACAAGTGACAACCACAAACAGTTCAGAAATCGCTAGCGCGGCCGGGCCGATCTCCGACACCTGGTGGCGCGTCAAATGGACGATCGGCGGGACTGGTAGCCCGAGCTACACGTTCGTCGTCGCGATCGGCACTGACTAGCAGGAGGACCCAATGGCAACCGAGGTGCTCACAGACGCCTTCGTCGAGATCAACGGTACAGACCTGTCCGACCACGTCCGACAGCTAACCCTCAACTACGAGGCAGAGCAGGAGGACGACACGGTGATGGGTGACGACACGAGGGCCAGCAAGCCGGCGCTCAAAAACTGGTCACTGGACGTTGAGTTCGCACAGGACTGGGCGGCCTCCAGCGTGGACGCGACTTTGTTTCCACTTGTCGGAGCTGCTGCCTTCACGGTCAAGATCCGCAAGTCGACCGGATCGATCGCCGCCGACAACCCAGAATATACCGGCAACGGTGTCCTGGAGAGCTACCCCCCGCTCGACAACAGCGTCGGGGAGTTGGCTACGTCGGCCATCACGATCCAGTCGGCCGGCACCCTGAGTCGAAACACATCCTAGCGATTGCTGGGCCACTGAGTACGGGGGCGCGGGCCCACCTGTTCGGCGTGTGCAGGTCTCCGGTTCCGGCCGGGGCGTCCCCGATACGCCACAAGGAGCGAAGATGACGATATTGGATCGAGAGACGATTCTTGAGGCTGACGATCTCAATCGCCGACGCGTCCAGGTGCCCGAATGGAGCGGTGAGGTTCTGGTTCGGGCGCTGACCGCCGCAGAGCGCGACGCATTTGAGGCCGACTGCCTACAGGACGATCAGTCGACCGTGGATCTCGCCAACGTTCGGGCGAAGCTGGTGGCCCGCACCGTGGTCGACGAGGAGGGCGACAGAGTTTTCAGAGATTCAGACGTCGACGCGCTCGGTCGAAAAAGCGGGGCGGCGGTGAACCGGATCTGGCGAGTCGCCTCAGAGCTTTCCGGCATCACGGAGGAGGACGCCGAGGAACTGGCGGGAAACTGAAGCGGCGGCCCACGCGACTGTGGGCCTTCCGGATCGCGAAAGACCTTGGAATCTGGAACGTGCCGGCGCTGATGAATGCGATGCCCGCCCCCCTGCTCGAGGAGTGGCGGGCATTCTATCGAATGGAGCGCGAAGAGGAAATGCGAGACCACCTGAAACAGCGAGCCGTCTCGCGTATTGAAGGTCGCTAGGATGGCCACACGGATAGACCAGGCGTCCCGTGATTTTCAGGCAGAGATCGAGGCGATCGGCTCCATCGACGTCGACGACATTGAGGACGCCCTGAACGCGGGCGCTGACCTCCTGCTGGATGATTGGGTTCCACGAATTCCACGGGATACGGGCCGGCTGGCCGAAAGCGCCAAGAAGGAGACCCAGCGCAAAAGCTTCCGAGGCGGGGTTTTGGTGGCTGTAGGTCCCGGTCCCGCTGGTTGGTTCTTTCACTTTGTGGAACTCGGCACTGTTCACGTAAGCGCCCAGCCATCGCTGCGGCCCGCGTTTGACGCAAACCGTGGACGAATCGCCGACAGGATCGCCAACCGTCTCGGCTCTCGCCTCAGCGTATTTGGGGTGACCTGATGGCCGCTGCGACCATTCGTTCTCTTCAGGCAAACCTTGAAGCGAAGGGTGCCACCACGTTTCGGCGAGCCATCGCTTCGAGTGCCGCTGCGATGAGCACGTTCACGAGCAACGCCGGGGGAATGACAGCCGCCCTCGCGTCACTTCCGGGACCGCTCAAGGCAGTTGGTGTCGCTCTGGGTGCGCTCACCGGCGCGCGTGGACTGCGGGGCGCGGCACAGGCCGCCATCGAGTTCGAGACCGCGACGGCCGAGCTGGCTAAGCTCCTCGGGTCGGTCGAGGCCGACGCGGTGGCGGCCGAGATTCGGGATCTGTCCACCTCGCTGCCGGTCGCCCGAGACCGACTGCTCGACGTGGCCGCTTCGGCGGCCCGACTGGGCGTTCGCGGGACGAAAGACATTCGCACGTTCACGCAGGTGATGGCTGAAGTCGGAATCGCGACCGATCTGAGTGCCGATCAAGCGGCCACTTCCATGGCGCGATTGGCCAAGATCACCCAGACGCCGATCTCCGAGATCCGAAACCTTGCCTCGGTGGTGAACGAGGCGTCGAACACAATGGCTGTCTCGTTCAGCGAGGTTCTGGATGCGTCGCTCCGCGCGGCCCCGGGTCTCGCGTCCGTCGGAGCGACACAGGGCGAGATCGTCGCTCTGGCTGCATCCCTGGCTCAGGTCTCCGCTTCGTCTCAGCGTGCCGGCACGCGACTGAATCGTCTCGCGTCGGTGATTGGCAACCCGGACAGGGCTGCCGCGTTCGGCCGCGCCCTCGGCATTTCCACACAGGCGTTCCGAGCGATGGTTCAGGAGAGCCCGGCGGACGCCATCATCACCCTGTCGCGTGTGATGCGTCAGGGGGGTCAGTCAGCAGACATACTCGCCAGCGAGCTGGAAGAGACGAGCCTCAAGGTTCTTCGCGGACTCGCTCAGAACCTCGACGAGGTGGTCGACGCGCAGGGTGCGATGGCCACCGCGTTCGAGGAGGGTACGTCAATCGGTAAGGAGTTCGCTCAATTTATCGGCATCACCGAGTCTCGGTTTGGCCAGTTGAACAACATCGCCCTTGAGGCAAGCACCACTATCGGTACGCCGCTGCGCCAAGCGATCAACGAAGCGGCCGCGGCATTGATTGACGTCAATGAGCAAACCGAAACATTCCGAATCCTCGCTGACGTCGCGGGCGCGGCCGTCCAGACGATCGTCTCCGGGTTTCGGTTGGTTGGGAACGTGGTGGAGGTGGTGGTCGCTGGAGCACTCACGGCTGTTTTCGAATTGTTCGGCCAGATCGCTCGTCGAATCAACACCCTCATTCGGCCACTCAACAGGGCAGCTGAGATCATTGGGGTCGATTGGCGGTTCGCGCTTCTCGATGCGGAGGGCGCGTTGGAGCTGGCAGATCGTGGCGCACAGGCGATCGGCAAAGATCTACGCGACATCGTCGACACGACAACGGAGGCGGGACGTGCGTGGGGCGAGGTTCTCGGCATCGTGGATTCGACCGAGAACGCGACCCGTGAGACCGAGAAGTCGACCGTCGGTGCCGCGACCGCCACCCGCGAGATGGCGACGCAGGCTGAACGTGCAGCTGAATCCTTCGCACGCATCGGCGAAAGGGCACTGGCCGGATTTGAAGCACAGGGTCCCGACTTCGACTTTAGTCAGTTGATGGACATCGGAGCAGTGGCTCGGTCAGCTGAAACGAGCCAAGCTGCCAACCGGGTACGAGATGCAGTAGGTGCGATCCGACGATCTGTTCAAACCGAAGCCGAACGAATTCAAACGCAGATCGACACCATCAACCAGGCGCTAAAGCTCAACATCCTATCAGAGTCCGATGCCGAACAGCTCAAGGCGCGGCTTCGAGAGCGACTCGAGGGCGGGTTGGGTGACAACCTCAAAGAGATGTCTCGGTTTGCCAGGCGAAGCGCGGTATCGGTGGGTGAATCGATCGTGCAGGGAATCATCACAGGCTCTGGCAACCTCAAAGATTTGCTCGGGCGGTTCCTAACTAACCTGGCAAGCAAGTTTATCGTGGGCCAGTTGACTTCCGCGCTCAAGATCTCTTCGCCTGCTCGGGCGCTTGTTCCCGTTGGTGAAGGTATCGTTCGGGGTATCATCGCCGGGATGGATCGAACGCGAGGTGAATTGGCACGCCGCGCTCAAGAGGTCGCCGACGCAGCGGTTCCTCGCACGCCGGAAATGTCGATGTCCTCAGGCGCGGCCAGTGCTCTGTCGCGGGGCGGTGTTCGGTCGGGGGGCCAGGGGGGACCAGTTGTCAACAATCGTACTGATATAAGGGTCGCCAGTCTCGGTCCTCGCGACACATTTGAGCTGCTCAAGCGCCATCAAGCACAGATCACTGGACTCGTCCGGCAGGGCATCCAGCAGGGGATGTAGACGATGGCCGTTCCTTTCCCGCGAGACAAGATGCCGAACCGGGCGCGTCGTCCGATGGGGCGTATGGCGCGTCAGTCGGTATCTGCACAGGGGCAGGTACAGACACGCTCGACGACGGCGCGAGGGATCCGGTGGGAGGAGAGCTGGCCGATTCTGAAGGCAGGCGAGGCGGAGGTAGAGCGGCTTCTCGCGTTTATCGAACGGCACGCACGTCTCGGGACGCTGTTCTGGGTGCAACACCCGACGCTGCTTGGCGCGCGAAATCCATCGGGGGGCGCCGCCGATGAGAACCTGATCCGCGACGCCGAGATGAAGGACGACACCAACGGGGACGGGGTGGTAGATTCGTGGAACCTTGAGGGTTCTGAGACCGGCTGGACGGCCAAGCTCGATACGACGGACGACTCCCAAGAGTTTGAGCAAGACGGAACGGGGTTGGACGGCGATCAGATATTTATGCGCCAAGAGATTGTGAGGGTCTTCGCGGGAGATGTTATCACGCTTTCTATCGAGGCGCGTACGACATTCGATCCAGTAAGCGATGTGCAGACGCAGTGGACGATACGGTTTCGGGACGCAGACGGTTCGCAGTTCGGCGGTAGCGCGCAGGACTTCACGCTGGATGGCTCCTTCTCCCGGCTCACCCGTGAGAGTATAGAGGCCCCCGACGGCGCTGCGTCCGCCTTTGTACGGGTGCTGGCCCGCCTGAAAACAGACGGTGTGTCGGGTAGCGTGTTCTGGCGCAACGCCCGCCTCCTCCGCGCCTCCTCCGACCCTGCCACCTACGCCAACCCCCACGTCAGCGGCGGAAGCCAGACGGGAGATACGCTGGATACCGCCGGGTGGCCGGCGTCGACGACGAACGTGGTCCGAGCGGGAGACCTGATTCGCATCGGTGGCAGCGGCGCCACACAGGCGGATGCGGAGGCCGACGAGATCGTGACGGCTTTCCGGGCGACCGAAGATGCGGACTCCGACTCCAACGGCGACGCCACCCTCACGATCGAACCGGAAATTCTGTCTGGCAACACACCCGCCGATGGGGCGGCGCTTCGGCTGCAGAAGAGTCGCATCCGGGCCAAGATCGTCGACTATACGATGCCAGAAGCACTGCCGAGTGAGTTGATGGGGGGCCTCCGCGTCACCTTTCTGGAGGCACCGTGACCCGTGAACTGACGAGCGGACAGCAGGCAGCGATCCAGGCCGAGACCGGCACGGTCGTCTATTTGCTGGAGCTCAAGTTCTGGACCGGGTCGTCCGAGACGGAAGTCCGGCTCGCGACGGCCGGAGACGACATCAACGCGGATCCGGACGGCACGGGGGAAGTCACGTTTCAGGGCAGCGGCGGCTGGCTGTCGTGGGGAGGGGCACAGGAGACCGCCCGCGAGCGGGCACAGGGGACGAGGATCAGGCTGTCGGGCGTCGAACAGACGATCATCTCCGCGCTGCTCAACAACAGCTTTCGCGGCCGGGAGGCGCGGATCTGGCGCGCGACGGTCACCGACGGGAGCGTGTCGGACACGCTGCTCATCTTCCGCGGCCGACAGCTCGGTGACTACTCGATCACCGAGACGCCCGGCTCCCACGAGGGGCCCGCCACGGTCGACATCGAGACACGGGTCAGAAGCCGACTGGCCGACCTGAGGCAGTCGAAGCCGGTCCGGACGAACCAGCGATCTCACAACGCGATGCTGGCCCGTGCCGGATTGTCCACGGGGGACACCTACTTCCAAAACGTACCGAACCTGCCCGGCCGTCGGATCTTCTGGGGCACCAACGCCCCGGATGAAGCCACCACGAGCGGTGGCGGCGCCGGTCCGAGAGGGGGGGGCGGCGGTGGTGGCCGCGGCGGTCGAGGTCCCGACGATCCGACGGGGAGGCGTTGATGGACCGGGTCCGGAACTGGGACGTCAAGATTATGGATTGGCAGGCGGACATGCTCGGGCGTCCGTTCCGGTGGGGGGAGACCGACTGCGGCAGTTTGGTCCGTAGCGCCCTGTCGGTGGTCTACGGCGAAGATCCGGTGCCCCACCTCGATTGGTACGAGACACAGACCGGCGCGATTCGGCTGTTCGGAGAGACCGACGGCATCTCGGGTGCGGTTCTCGATCTGGGGGCCGAAGAGACGACGCTGGCGTTCGCCCGTCAGGCTGACATCGCGATCGAGGCGCCGACAGAAGACAACCGGCTCGGCGGGGCGGGCGTCGTGGTCGACAGGGCCGTGGTCCTCTGTCCCGAAGGTGAGCATGTGATCCGATCGCCGATTGGTCGCCTGCCGCGTGACCTGCTGACGCTGCGGGTGCCCTGATGCCTCCTGCTGGCGCACTCGTCCCGCTCGTCATCTCGGGGCTCGCCACAGGCGGTGCCGCGGTCGTGGCCGGGGCGTCGCTGTCCGCTGCGGGTGCGATTGCGGGCGTGACGTTCGGTGCGGGGCTTCTCCAGCGGTCGGTCTTTCAGCAGCGTCCCTCCCAAGAGGGGATCCAGGGCAACGTCGCCTCCGGGGTGGCCTCGACCAAGATCGTCTACGGGACGACGAAGATGGGGGGAGCGCTTTCTGAAACCCGCGTCGACCCCAACTCGGAAGACCGGAAGTTTCTGTTTCGGGGCGTCGCCCCGATGGTCGCCTCCGAGGACGGGTCGGGCATCGAGGGCGTCACCAAGGTCTTCTTCGACGAGCGGCTTGCCATCGACGGCCCGACACTCAATACCGACGACGAGACGGCGGGCGTCACCGACTTCTTCTCCGGCAAGCTGACCTATCGCATCGGAACAGGCTCGGATTCCCAGTCGGTCGACGGGGTGGCCAACGCGCGGTTTTCGAGCGAGTGGCCCACCTCCTCTCGTGGGCTCGGGATTGCCTACGTCCACACTTTCCTGACGTTCGACAAGGAGGTCTTCAGTTCGGGGATCCCGAACATCACCGCCGAGGTGAAGGGGAACCGCGTCTACGACCCCCGGGATCAGACGTGGAAGTGGTCGAACAACCCGGCGCTTTGCATCCTCGATTACCTGACCTCGAAGCGGTATGGGGTGGGCGCACCCTATCCCGAGCGGGACGGCGGGACCGAGGCTTCCGAGATCGACGAGCAGAGCTTCATCGACCTGGCCAACTTCTGCGAAGAACAGGTCCAGGACGGCTCGGGCGGCGTGCAGGACCGCTTCACCTGCGACGTGTGGCTCGACACGGAGGCGAACTGGGCGGAGAACCTCGAGATCCTCAAGTCGTCCGCACGCGCCGAGCTGGTCTATCAGGGCGGTCAGTGGAGGGTGTTTAGCCGCAAGCCTGTCACGCCGGTCGACTTCACGCTCGACGAATCGAACATCATCGGCGATTGGACATGGAAACGGGCCGGATCCCGCGAGGTACCCAACACGGTCATCGCCAAGTTCCCGAACGAAAACAACCGTTTCGTCACCGACGAGGTCCAGTGGCCGGACCCGGGGAACAACCCTTTCCTCGACGACGACAACAGCGTCCCCAAGCAGATGGAGATCGACCTTCCGGCCACCACCAACTTCGTCCGCGCCCAGCAGATCGCGATGGTATTGTTGCGAGAGGCGCGCGAGGACGTCGGCGCACAGCTGACCGCCACCGAAGCGGCCCTCGAGCTCGAAGCCGGCGATGTCGTCAAGATCACTCACCCGACGCCCGATTGGACCGACAAGGAAATGTGGGTCGACGAGGTGGGAATCCTTCCGCCGGATCCGTCCGAGGGCGGTGAGTCGGCACGGGCCCGACTGACGCTGTCGGAATTCGATTCAAACGCGTACAGCCTCGACCCGCAGAACGCCGAACCTACGGTGCCGGGCTCCAGCCTGCCCGATCCGTTCTCGATCGCTCCCGTCACCAACTTGACCCTGACGTCGGATCAATCGACACAGCTCATCACTCCGGCGGGGGACAAGATCCCCCGTATCAAGGCCACCTGGACTCCTCCGCAGGACCCGTTCTTCGACCGCACAGAGATCTCTGTCCGACGGACGGAAGACGCCGGCGGAAGCCCAGTCGACGAAGACTTCGAGCGGCTGGAGTCGGTGGACGGCGCGGAGCGGCTGGACAACGGCGACCAGCAGAAAATGATCGGCCGTGGCCGTGAAGGTGAGACGTGGGAAGTCAAGGTCGTCGCGGTCAACACATTCGGCCCGGGACTCCGCTCAGATCCCGTAACGGCTACGGTGGTGCTCGACACCGACTTCGTGGCGTCGGACATCGGCGGCGCGTTCGTACTGGAGGACATCCAGGAGGACGACTTCGATGGCGACGGTACCGTCGAGGGTCGGCTCACGCTGACGACAGCGGCGGCCAGCGGCACGTTCGACGTGGAGTTCGCCACGCGGCAGGGTCGCGGCACGACGTGGAACACGCAGCCGCTCGTGACCGGTCTGTCGTCGGGTCAACAGACGTCGCAGGACGTCGACCTGATCGAGGGCCAGAACGCATTCATCCGGTACGAACTGTTTAAAGCTGGCACCACAAACAGCCTGGCGCGGTCGGTCGTCACGTTCGATCCCGACGCCGTGGCCGAGGTCGGCCCGCCGGAAATCACGCTGGACGTTGATCGCAACGTCATCGTGTCGGGCAGCGGCGATTCCGATACCACCGAGATACGCGCACGCGTCGGCATCGACGCCGACCCCGTCGACCCCGACGGTACGGTGGACGACGACCTCGTGATTAACGCGCGTGCTGGTACCGGTAGCACGGGCGTCAAGCTGTCGCGCGGCCAGACAGCACACGTCAAGATACGCGGCGTGAACGCCAACAGCGAACTGGGACCCGTGACCGAGGGTAGGCTGCGGTTCGGCGACACGCGCGGTGGTATCGTCGAAGAGAACATCGCGGAAACCGGTACGACGGGCACACTGACGCTGACCGTACGCGCGGAGGTCGGGTCCTACGACATCCAGTTCGAGACGAAACAGGGCCGCGACGGCAGCTTCGTGGCCGCCGGTAGCGCGACCGCGCTCACGGCCGGTCAGTTCACGCAGCAGGACGTGACACTGGTCGAGGGCGACCTGTCGTTCATCAGGTACGAAATCACCGACAACGATGAGGGTACGCTGCTGGGCGGCGGTACGGTGGCGTTCGACGCCGATCGCACGGCCGAGGTCAACACGTTGGTCGCTACACTGACACCGTCCGACACGGTGCTCGTGGCGGCGGGCGGCGACAGCGACACCACCGAAATACGCGCACGTGTCGGCGTGGACGCGGACCCGCCCGACCCCGACGACACGGCGTCCGATTCGGTGATCGCGGGCCGCGTGGGATCGGTCGATACGGGCGTGGCGCTGGCACGTGGCGAGGAGGCACGCGTCAAGGCGCGGTCCAAGAACAGCGACGGCGTGCTGGGTCCCGTCAAGGAAGCGCGGTTACTGTTTGGCGATACGCGCGGTATCGTGGTCGAGGACGTGTCGGAGACCGATACGGCGGGCACGCTGGCATTGACGATCGTCGCCGAGACGGGCGCGTACGACGTACAGTTCGAGACCAAGCAGGGCCGCGACGGCAGCTTCGTATCGGGCACGAGCGCGTCGGGGTTGACGTTGGGCCAGACGACACAGGACAGCGTGACGCTGGTCGAGAAGGATCTATCGTTTGTCAAGTACGAAGTGTTCGAGGCGGGCACGACGAAGCGTGTCGCCGGTAGCGTCGTGGCGTTCGACCAGGAACAGGTGGCCCAGGTCCAGCACCTCGGCGCATGGATCCGTGACGACGGTACGCCGGGCGCCGACGCGGGTGGCGACAGCGACACCGCCAAGATCCACCTGACCATGACCACCGACGGCAGCGAGCCCGTCGATCCGACGGCAGCGAACGCCGACGCGACGATCAACGCCCGCGAGGGCAGCGTCACGTTCGCCGGCACCGTACCCAAAGGTAATATCCTGTGGGTGAAGGCCCGCGGCGAGAACGCGGCCACCACGCTGGCGCCCGTCGAGACCATCAAGAGCGACCAGCAGGTCCGGCCGGGCGGCGACACCGGCGTGCTCGTCGTACCGACGGCGACGGCCGAGCCCCTGCGTACGACGAACCCGGTGTTCCAGGACGTGACGCTCGACGCGATCGCGGGTGCGTTGGGTACGTCGTCGCTGGAGGTCAACTACAAGCTAATCGAGGCGCAGACGGGCCGGCTCATACTCGACTGGCAGGGGTGGCGCGCCGCGCCCGACACGGTGACGGTATCCCGGGGCGCGGTATTCGACCGTGAGCTGGTCTACAAGGCTCGCGATACGGGGGTCCAGGACAACCCGGAGAGCGCCGAACAGACCCTGTTCATCCCGCCGTTCATCGAACGCGGCGACCTGCCGGGCCTCGGTCGCGGCCCGCTGGAGGACGACCGCCACCGCAGCGGGTTCGGCGGCGAAGTGCCGGGCGCAGAATCCGTGAAGGGGCCCGTGCGTTCGGCGGACGGCCTGCGGGACCTGATCGATACCGCATCGGAGACGGTGACCGACAACATGCTCCGTCCGTCCGACAACGCCCCGATCAACACGGTACAACAGCATCTATCGTCCGTTGGGTTTGCACGTACCACGATGTTACACGGGTCGGGCTTCCCGATCCTGCGCCACCAGGAAGACGATGTGGGGGCGGACATGGACACGAACATCAGCTTCGATCAGACGTTCGACGCAG